GGACTGAATCCGATGTACAATGAAAACACCGTGGGCAGGCAAAGCAGGACATTGACGACCGGGCCGAACAAGCGCAAGTAAATCAGTACGTAAAACTGTACCTTGGCGATGATCTCCTCAGCACGTTTCACAGCCTTGGCAGCCATCCACTTGCGGTTCTCATAGATGTATGCTGCGATAACGCAGACAATTGAGAAAATCGTAAGCTGGCGGAGGCTGCCAAACACGCCTCCGCCGAGTTGCTTATGCCATGAAACCTTGCCGCGAACGACGACGACGTGGTGACCTTCGATCTTAAGGGACAGGCCAGAACCAGTACGGCGTACCCCAAACTTCGCAGCAGTACGAAGGATCTCGTCAGCGCTCATGTGAAAAGCACGAGTGTGACGGGAGTTCCTGTCAGCGGCGCGGATGTCCGGGTGCACATGATGACGAAGCCTGAGCTGTGCGACGTGGTTCATGACATCTTCGATTGGGACGTCGGCGATGAATGCGATGGCTGCCGGGGCGCAGCGATCTTGCAAATCCTCGAATACGACATCGTACTGCCCGGATTGCCTAATAACTGGCATGAACTCGACAGGAACCTTGGAGGGGCGGAGGTTGGCGTAATACGTGGCCGGGCGGGACAGGTCGTTAACGGCTGACACGATATCGTGGGCATGAACATATTCAATACCGTGCTTGGCCACCAATGCGTTGGTAAGTTCCTCGTGTTCCAGCTCATTGCAAACCAGCATATGATCTTGGAATGCGATGCACTCGTTGACAGAGTTCTCGCGCTTGCTCATACGCATGGTATATTTTGCGAGAGCGCGTGCGGGGTCCATAAACGAGCGACCGGTCGACGTGAAGATGCGATTTGCGAAGTCCAGGTATGGCAAAACCGAAATCTTTTGCGTGACGCCAGTTTCCTTAACCATGTTTATTGCCGATTTCAGACGGGGCAACACAGGAACAACCGTGTTGTCGTCACCTTTGCCAATGAAAAGGTCGAACTTGGAAAAGTCGAACGTGCATACCGAAGTGCCGGTGGACATCAGGAAGTTGAACAACGCAGTTCCGGGCTCACCGGAGAACAATCTCTCAATGACCTCGAATAATAAGCCGAGCATCGTCAGGCCCTTGCAGAAACGCTTGGCGCGAGTCATAAGATAAAGCGAGACGACAGTGTCATCGAAACCGAGGAATGCGAGAACCTTGCCAATGAAGAACCTGTGGACGTTGACGTGCGATGAGTCCTGTTGTGACAAATCGATCGACATACACTCTTTAGCCTTGTGCTGGCCAGTGGCGCGAACAGCGTCATCGAGCTGCGTACCTGAGTACCCGGAGTCGTAGATCACACCACCTTTCAGCATACTCTGCATGATCTTGGTTGCTTGGACGATCAAAGGACAAATGGTGGCATTGAGCAGCTTATTCGTAGCGAGGATGCCTTGACCGCACTCAGCACAAAAACCGAACGCCTTGAACTTAGGCTTGCATTGGCACTTCAAAAAGTACTCATTCTGCAGAGGACGACCAGAGTCAATAAACGGGAGTTCCTCGGCAATTTGGGCAATACGAAGCGCCTTTGCGTTTCCGAACCAGTGCGAGAACATAGAGGCGACAGACGGAACCTTGACGACGGCATCAGGCCTGATGAATGCGCTAACCCAACGATCAAACATAATATCGGCGAGCATGAAGGCTCGCTTATTGGGAATGGCGACATTCTGTGGCTTGGTGTACCGGTCGAAGACTGCCAAGACGGATGCAAGGACCTCTGTATTAGAGAACGGATAGCCAATATGACTGTAGAGTGTGGGCTCATGCAAATCAAGCGACTGGATCCATTCCGGAACGCGAATTCGGACTGCAGGATCTGGCTTCCGGAACCTAAT